ATACTCCTTGGGTTGTATCTCAAACAATTAGTGGAGATAGATATCAACTTTTCCGTTTCCATACATTAGGACATGGTACTCCATATAATACTAAATACAAAATTGGTATTTCTAATGTTAAGGCAGCTGGTGAAGATGGTTCAACTGATTACTCAACATTCTCTGTAACACTTAGAACTTATGGTGATAGTGATAAGAGAGCTAGTGTAATTGAATCATTTGGTAATGTAAACTTAGACCCATCATCTCCTAGATATATTGCTAGAGTGATTGGTGATAGAAGTTTCACAATCGATGATAATGGTAAGATTACTGAAAATGGTGACTATTCAAATAAATCAATTCACTTTAGAGTTGAAGTATCTGAACCAGGTTCATTCCCAATTTCAGCAGCACCATTTGGACATGCAGCTTACATTAACCCAATAGCAACTAATAACTCAACGGAAGCATCATATGTACCAACGGTAGTTTACCAAACTGGTTCAGCAAATAACACAACAACATCTACTATATATTATAGTGGTATGGATTTTGATACTGCTGGAATAGCTGGTGATAACGCAATTTATTTAAATCCAATTCCTGATGGAGCAACTGTTGGAGCAAATACAGCATTCTCATTTGATTCTCAATTAAATTATGTAATGACTGGTTCTACTGGAGCTGATATGGTTAAGAGACAATTCATTTTAGGTTTCCAAGGTGGTTTTGATGGTGTATCTCCAACTGTGAAAATAGCATTAGCTGGTGATGATGAGTGGGGAGCAGCTAATACGCAAGGTTTAAACTGTTCTAAATCAACAGCATCTGGTTCTTTAGGATATTCAAAAGCAATCAACGCTTTATCTAATCCTGATGAATATGATATTAACTTAGTATCAATACCTGGTATTAATAGAGAATTACACCCTGCAATCGTTACTAAAATGATTGATATGGTTGAAGATAGACAAGATTGTTTCTATATTGCTGACTTTACTGATTATGATTCTTCAATCACAACAGCAACTGAACAAGCACAAGCAGTGGATTCAAACTACGCAGCTTGTTACTACCCTTGGGTTAAGACTATAGATAGTAATACAAACAAACTTACAACTGTACCTCCTTCTACATTGTTACCAGCGGTATTCGCTAGTAGTGATAGATTATCAGCAGAGTGGTTCGCACCGGCTGGTTTGAATAGAGGTGGTATCACTGGAGCAGTTAGTGTATTAAATAGATTAACACATGCTGAAAGAGATATTCTTTATGAAAATAAAGTAAACCCTATCGCAACTTTCCCTGGACAAGGTATCGTAGCATTCGGACAGAAGACATTGCAAGATAGAGCATCTGCTTTAGATAGAATCAATGTTAGAAGATTGTTAATCACAATGAAGAAATTCATCGCATCTACTTCTCGTTACTTAGTATTTGAACAAAATACAACTGAAACTAGAGCAAGATTCATTAACACTGTGACTCCTTATTTAGAATCAATCCAACAAAGACAAGGTTTGTACGCATTCAATGTTGTAATGGATGAATCTAATAACACACCGGATGTAATTGATAGAAACATATTAGCTGGAGCAATATTCCTTCAACCAACTAAGACAGCTGAATTCATAGTAATTGATTTCAACATCTTACCAACTGGAGCATCTTTCTCAGCATAATACGAAAATAAACAAAGTAGATATTTATTAATATAAAATAAAACGGAACAAAAATGGCAGATAATATATTAAATTATACCCAAATGATAGCGGATACCTTCGAACCGAAGATGAAAAACCGCTACTACATGGAAATGACAAGTGTGGGTATCCCAGCTTATATGGTTAAAGCAGCAAATAGACCTGAAATTCAATTTGAAACTGTAAAAATAGACCATATTAACGTTTATAGAAAACTAAAAGGTAAAGGTGAGTGGCAAGATTTACAAATCACTTTGTATGACCCAGTAGTTCCTTCAGCAGCTCAATTAGTAATGGAGTGGGTGAGATTATCACATGAATCAATTACTGGTAGAGATGGATACGCTGAATTCTATAAAAAGGACATTAGTTTTTATATGTTAGGTCCTGTTGGTGATAAGGTTGAACAATGGACATTAAAGGGAGCATTCATTTCAAGAGCTAATTTTGGTGAATTAGATTTCTCAAACACAAATGAACCAGCAACAATCGAATTAACACTAACTTACGATTACGCAATTCTTGAATACTAATATTCAAAAAAACATAAAACTAAAGGGGATACTAAAATATCCCCTTTTTTATGCTTTCTAATTTTTTAAAAACTATGTATTTATATATACAAACTTAAACAAAGTAAAGTTATGAATCAAAGACAATTCGATTTCCCAACAGAAGTGTTGGATTTACCATCAAAGGGTAAATTATATCCAAAAGAACATCCTCTATCTTCTGGACAAATTACAATAAAATATATGACTGCAAAAGAGGAAGATATTCTTTCTTCTACAAATCTTATTAAAAAAGGAATTGTATTAGATAAGTTGTTTGAATCTATAATTGTGGATGCCGTTAATATCGATGATATTTTGGTAGGTGATAAAAATGCAATTGTATTAGCAACAAGATTATTAGGATATGGTCCTAACTATAATATTTCGTTTTATTCAGCAAAAGCAGGAAAATCTATCGAAACAACAGTAGATTTGGCTCAAATTAAAACAAAAGATGTTGATTATTCTAATTTTGCTAATCAAAATGAATTTGAATTTACAACACCTAGCGGTAATAAATTAGTATTTAAATTACTTACACATGGTGATGAGAAGTTAATTGATAAAGATATAGCAGCATTAGAAAAAATGAATAAAGATACATCTTATGAAATTACAACTAGATTAAGATATATGATTAAAAGTGTGGATGGTAATTCAGATTTAGGTCATATTAACAAATTCATTAATAACGCATTTCTAGCGAAAGATAGTAGAGCATTCAGAGAACATATTAAAAAAATCTCTCCAGATATGAACATGACATTTACATATGTACATGAAGATGGAGAAAGTGAGGTGGCGCCTATTCCAATGGGCGTAGGGTTTTTTTGGCCTGGCGATGAATCATAGTCTATTACTCCACACTCAAATATTTGAAATGGTGGAGTATAGTAATGGTTTTTCGATGATGGAATTGTATAGAATGCCAACCCATCTTAGGAGATTTTACTATAATAAATTAGTTGAATCGAAGAAAAAAGAAAACGAAGATACTAAAAAAGCACAATCTTCCAACGCATCTAAAGTTAGGATTAAGAGATAACCACTCTTATTCCTAACTTTTTTATTTTATTAGATATTTATAGATTGAATAACTATAAACAAACGAAGATGGCATTACATTATAAAATAAAAAAATCTAAATTAAAAGAATTTTTTGGATTGTTCACTAAAAAGAGAACACCACAAAAACTTCAGAAAATGATTGATAACGACCCTGTCTTACAAAAATTAAAGGCTGATGTGGATAAATTAAACTACAAATATAAGCCTGAAATCGATAAATTAAAAGATGATAAACCTGAAATGTTCAAAATGTTTCAGGATTGGGGATTGATACCAAAAGATTATAATTAATGGATAGATTATCAGATAGTGCAGAAGAGATTAGGTTAGACCTTCTTCGAGAAATTGAAGAAGTTAATCAACGTATTGAGGAGCAAAATAAAAAGGCTGCGGTTGTTGGTGCGGAAGAACGTAAAAGACTTGAGAAACGTATTGAGAATGAGAAGGAAAAGCTAAAGATTTTACAAAAGCAAATAGACCCATTACAGAAACAAAATACATTAGCAGAGGAATACGAAGAATTACAAGACACTTTAGAAACTTCTTTTACAAAATTAAACATTAATGCTAGAAAATTAATAACTACTAATAAAGTAGGTGGTACTGCATTTGCTTCTCTTGCAAGTGATATTTTAGATTTAAAAGAACAACAATTTGGATTAAGTGATGATGAATTAAAGATTAATCAAAGAAAATTAGAAATATATTCAAACTTATATACATCTATTACGGACCAAGCTGAAGAAGCAGCTAAAGTAAAAGATGAAATGTTAGGTCAAAATGAAGCAGCTAATAGAAGATTTAAATTTGAAGAAAGTATTGCCAATTTAGGACCTGAAGAGCAAAAGAAATTAACGGATTTATTTGAATTAAATGAAAATCTAATAAAACAAAAAGAAAGATTAAATCAGATACAAGAAGAAGGTGATAAATTATATGAAAGGCTTCCAGGGTTTCTTCAAGATGGTGTTGACATGGCCAAAGATTTGGGAAAGGGTTTAATGTCTGGAATGTTACCTCTTGTATTGATAGGATTATTATTAGCAGCTGCATTAGATTCATTTACAGAGTTATCCGCTGCATCTAAAAAGTTTAGAGAAGATACTGGAATAACTGCATCTCAATCAAAAGAGTTAGATAATCAAGTTAAAAATATTAGAAATAACTTTTCTCAATTAGGATTAAAGGCCGATGATGTATATGATACCATTGGTGCACTTAAAGGAGAATTTGCTGATAACGCTAGATTATCTGAAGAAGTAGTATCATCAATGACTGTATTAAATAAAAACTTTGGAATTGCACAAAAAGATGCAGCTAAAGTAGCTATGATAATGCAGAGTATGGCTGGGTTATCTGCGGAAACTGCACAAGGAGTTTCACAGCAAGTAGCTGAAATGGCAAATTTAGCTGGAGTAGCTCCTTCAAAAGTATTCGAAGATATAGCTACCGCAGCTGAAGAAACATATACATATTTTAAAGGAGATATTAATTTAATAGCAAGACAAGCTATTGAAGCTAGAAGATTGGGTAGTACATTAAAAGATGTATTAAAAACAACCGAAGACCTTTTAGATTTTGAAAATGGTATTGAGAAAGAATTAGTAGCTGCAACATTTGTTGGAGGACAATTCAATCTATCGCAAGCAAGAGCATTGGCATTTGCTGGTAAAAATGTAGAAGCTCAAAAAGAAATATTAAAACAAGTTGAGAGAAGTGGTAAATTTGCTGACCAAGATATGTTTACCAAAAAGGTATTAGCAGATGCAGCAGGTATGACGGTTGAACAACTTACCAAACAATTACAAATACAAAAGTTATTATCAGGTCTTTCTGATGAAGAAGCTCTTAAAGCGCAAGCAGCAATAGATAAAGGACTTAATCTAAATGGTTTAACTCAAGACCAATTGATGAATAAAACGCAAGAATTAGCAAAACAAGAAGAAATAGCTGATAAGGTAACTCAAATGGAAAATTCGTTTAAAGGAATAGTTGCATCTCTTGGTACTGCTTTATTACCACTAATGGAAGGATTGGCACCTATTATTACTATATTGGCTGAATCATTTGGATTTATATTTAAAGTATTAAATTATATACCTGGCGTATTTCCTGCAATTATAGCAGGATTGACAGCAATGTGGTTAATGACTATGAAAGTTGCCATAGCAGCTAAAATGGCAGCAATTGCTAAAGTTTGGAGTGCTTATGGAGCAATGCCTTTTATTGGTGTTGCATTAGCAGCTGGTGTTGTAGCAGCATTAATATCATCTGTGGCTAAAGCAAAAAATGTAGGTGATGTAATGTCACCTGCCAATGGTAGAACTCAAATATCTACAAAAGAAGGTGGTTTATTAAATTTATCACCAAATGATGATTTAGTAGCAGCACCAAATGCAATTGAAAATTTAAATGCAGCAGCTAATCTTGGAAAAGTGGGAGCAGTTACTCCAATTGCTGGAGGCGCACTTCAATCTAAAGCAATTGATATTTTAGTAAATGAAATGAAAGCATTAAGGAAAGAATTTTCTAATAAATCCAATGATGTTTATTTGGATGGTCAAAAAGTTACAAGTGGTATTGCTTTGGCAAACGAAAGAAGCAGTAGGAACAATTTTTCATACGGACAAAGAAAATAAGATATGCCAAGTTTAGAAGAATTATTTAAACAGAAAAAAAATACATCGGGTCCTAATGCTGGAAAAACCGCAGAAGAGATTTATGCTCCTCAAGATAGTAAACGAATTGTACCTATTACATCAAATAGTTATGCAATTAATCAATTAAATAGAAGAAGACCGCCAGACAGAGGATTGTTTGGTAATATTGGTGCAGGATTTGATGTTCTGACAAATATGAATAGGTTGCGAAATACTAGAAGTATAAGACTTTCAGAAACTTTAAATGAGCAAGAGGAAGTAGGATTAAAACAATTTCAAAACTTTGCAAGGCCTGTAATATATGGACTGGATTTTACTAGAATTACAAATAAAAATACACAAACTTTATTGGTAATGAAAAAAGCAGTTGACCAAGGTGCAGCTGGGGGTCTTGATGATGTTATTGGTAATGCGGTTGGTAAATATGCTGGTGATGCTATGGCTAATTTCCTTACATTTGGAAAAAAAGCAACATTACCGCCTAAACCAGATATAACACCAATAGCATTGAATGCAATATCTGATGTTGGTGGTAGATTATTAGGTGCTATATTACCAGGACCAATGATTCCAAGTAGAGTAGCTGAGGAATTTGGAAAAGGATATGATTCTAATAAAACCGATTATGTACGTGAATCTGATATAAGAAAGAAAATAATTGATTTAAAAAATAAAGATAAAGTACCTGGGTTTGTTAATAATTTACTAAAACCCAACAAAAATATATTAGCACAAGGTAAAGATTTCTTAATATCAACAGGTGCTGGTATTGTATCTAATTTATTTAAAGCCGGAGCACGTTTATTAGTTAGTAAAGCAGTAGGAGCAATTACTAGTAAGCAAATGGCAAATGTGATACTTGGGCCAGAAAGTAGGAGAAGAACAGACCCAACTATTCCAGACCAAGCTAAATTATGGTGGTCTAAAAATAAATACGAACAAACCTTAATAAAATCCATCAATCCTAACTATTTAGCAGACCAAAGAGATTTGGAGGCGTATTATAGAAGAACTATATTAAATAAATTGGTTTCTGAAGGTTTAGCTTATGTAGATCCTGATACAAATTTGGTTGACTTACCAAACAACCCGGGTATACTGATGGATTCAGCATTGCAGCAAGTTGTAAAAGATATACCCAAATATCAAGATGTTCATGATTCCACACAAAAAGATTCATTATATGTAAAAAGAGGAATGACATCTAATGGAGATGCATTCAATTTAAGTCCTGAGATTATGTATCCGGGTACAACAGCACTTTCAAGCGATGGTAAAACTCCATATGATGATTTTGATTTAGTAAGACTTAAATTTTATAGTGAATATAAAGGCATGACATTACAATTTAGATGTACTGTTACTGATTTACAAGAAACATTTACACCAAGTTGGGAGCCTAATAAGTTTATAGGAAACCCATTTAATTCATATACATATGGTGGTGTTGAGCGAAGTTTATCATTTAAATTTAAAGTTTTTTCAATGAACTTAGTTGAGCATATAAATGCTTGGAGAAGATTAAATGCATTGGCAGGTCTTGTTTATCCACAAGGATATAGAGGAGAGGTTAATGCAGTGGCACCTCCGATAATTGCTCTTACATTAGGAAATATGTACGAAAAACGAAGTTGTTTTATAGAAAATATGACATTTAGTGTTGATGAAAATTCACCTTGGGAAATTGGAATGAACAGAAAGTTATTTTCAAATATAATCTTTCCAGCTCCAGCTAACAATACAGGTAATGCTGTTGGATATAATATGGCTATGGATGAAACACTAACCGGTAAAGATTTCATATTACCTATGATAGTAGATGTTGATATTACTGTTAAGTTTATTGAAAGCAAATCTACAGTGTATAATTCATCATTTGAATATGGTAATGCGTTGTATGATTATATTACACCTACCGCACCTACACCTTAATAATAAAATAGTAATATGGCAGATGGGAATTTATCATTAAGTTTAAGTAACAAAGGAAGCGTTGGCGGCTTTAGTTTAAAGAATGTTATTTCAAAACCAACTACTAATACATTTGGTAATCAGGGATTTAAAGCCAATACTAAAAATATATCTAATGTAAATACAAAACAAGTAAGTAAGGTAACTAAAGCTGCCAAAGTAGAACCACCTCCATCCGGTGAAGAGAAAGCACCTATACATGATGTAGTTTACTCATCAACACCACCTCCTCCTACTGTGGTGAACGATATACTTGGAGTACCTCAAGTTTACGCATATGGAACAACTAAAGAGCAAGCTTTAAATCAAAGTCTTGGACCGGGTTGGCAAGCAAAGATAGTATGGAATCTCGCTGATGGATTTGTGCAGGGATTAACACTCTTGGGAACTGGTGGTGCATCAACTGTTGCGTTTGCAGGTAGAACCTTTGATAGACTTAACGTTTCTAGACAGGCTTTACTTGGTGTTAAAGCGGGATTTTCAACGCTCAGATATCGTTATGACCCAGCTCAACAATCAGGACCAGTACCTAATAGTTGGGGATATTCATTCGCATTGGGACTTGGTGGACAGATTAAATTTGGAAATATTGCTGATATACTAGGAAAATATGGTGACCATGGTAGTAAGTTATATAAACTTGCACATACATCTCATCACTGGCATGAATGGGCACAAGAGAATAATATAAGCCTTTTCAATAACTATGGAAAAGTAAATTTGCTTGGGGGAACTTTTGGAGTTACTAATTTATATAATAGTTTTGGATTGGATAATTTGGAAAAACAATGGTTTACAGGATCCGGCTTATATAAAGGTAGATTCAATACCACTCCACCATTGTATTCGCTACAAATGAAAATAGGTGATGGGAATTTGCTTGGTGCTGAGTTCGCTTATGGAACACTTGATTTCAGAAACAATAGAGATTTTATAGAAGCAAACTGGCAAAACGCTGCTTTAGATGAAGAAAAATCTCAAATTGATGTAACGGCGGGAAAATCTGGAAATGCATACCAAAGATATCTATCAAGAGATGCGCAAAACGCCGCAATGAAGATGAACTGGCTTGGGGATTATGTATATGAACATGAAAATAAACGCAGATTTTTGGAAGAACAAATTGCTGAAAATAGACTTTGGATACAAAATTATAATTGGGAAGTAAAAGAAAACCTTATAAATGGAGATATTTTTCAAAAAGTATCTGCGTTAGCTGAAATAGTTAGCGGAGTTGCAATTGGGCGAAATCTTTTTACGGGAGCTAGGAATTTACTTTATTTTGGTAGAAGTGTAATAAACACTGGTACTACAACAGTGGTACAACCATTTGCTAGTACTGCATATGATATCGATTTGGCATTCGCCGTAAATAATGCAATCACTGACCCCACAAAGAAACCCCAAGTAGGAAAACAAGTAGTAAAAGCACTTGGTGTTAAAGAGTTGTATGTAAAACAAACGAAAGGACTCAAAGGAAAATCTCTAAGGTTTGCAACTGAAGATGAAATGAGAAACGCTTTGGGAATAAAGACATATGAGTATGATTTTAGCTTGAATACAAAACGTGATATAGAAGCAGAAGCGAAAAAAGATAAAGTTAATAAAACTATCTATGACGCCAGAGCTAAATTACAAAAAGAATATGAAGACCTGAAAAAACAACATAACTCAAGCTTTATGGGTATATTTGCAAAACCATGGACGCCAGAAGAAAACGAAAGGAGAGATTATTTAGTTGGATGGATAAAAACATATAATGAGACTATAGCAATAATAGAAAATGGCATACGTCGTACACCTCCAAAAAATAGTGTAGAAACTCCAAAACAACCATCATGGATGCAAAAAGCTAAGAAATTTAATTAAAAGAAATACTTATTAAATATGAGATATAACAACAATCCTATTAAAAAAACATTAGATGGTAAGGAAGTATATAGAACAACTATAATGGCCACCATTCCACAAAATCCTTTGGATATAACGGTAGCAACTGAAACAGGAGATAGATTAGATACATTAGCTACACAATTTTATCAAAACCCAAATTTGTGGTGGGTTATTGCGGCAGCAAATAATATACATACCGCACCAATTGGATTTAAAGATGGGACAATTTTAAGAATTCCTGTTAATTATCAGGATGTAGTAAATAAAACAATGAGATAAGATGGCAACATTCCCAAAGTTTTCTAGAATATCGGATAATATATGTAACAGTATAGTATCTGGTATGTCAGGACCTGGTTATTTAAATAGAAACAGAAACAAAACCTTATCTGGGAAATTTCCTTGGATACGAATTTTTTCTGGAGCAGAAGGAGGACTTATATTCCAATCCGCAACTTTATCCGATGAATTGGGAATTGTTGATAATACGGTAGTTACTAGTGGTAATACAAATGTTGTACCTGGTAGTTATGGTAATGTAAATGGAAGTGGTCCTATTGGTAGAGATTTTAATAAAAAGTGGGTATATCCATCAATAGCATATCAAACAAATTTGGTAGCCACTAATACAAATACACTTAATACGGAAACGCAAGATTGGGTATTGAGACCATCACCAGTTGTTACCAGTTTAGAAATAAGAGAAGGAAAGGACCACATATCAAGAGTTGGAACATTGGTAATAAAATGTTTTTCACTACCTCAATTAGAAGAAATACAAAGGTATTTTATGGAGCCCGGTTTTAGTATATTAATAGAATATGGATGGGGCGATCCTGAATCGTTAGGGCAATTGATAGAAACTACAAATGCAAGAACAATTGTAAAACAAGCTGCTGATGAAAATTTAAATTATGATGTATTACATGCAAAACGAGTTGCATCATACGGAAATTATGATTCATTTTTTGCATTTATAGTTGGTGGTAGTGTGATATCTGAAAATGAAAATTTTATAGTATCTGTTACACTTAGAGGTATGCCCGGATTACCTACATTTTTACAACAACACAAAAATATAAATGGGCTAAACGTAGTAACGGTTTCTGGAAAAGATAAAAAAGTAGTACAGCCATTACAATCAATAAGATTATATAGTATAAGCGATATATCAACTGCAGGAACAACAGACCCAATAGCTAGTGCAAGACGATATAAGTATATGTTCAATAACTTACCAGCAGAAAGACAAACAGCTGAAGTTTCTAAATTTGTTGATAAGGCTGCTCTTGGTATTAGTGATGGATATGGATATATGGATTTAATAGGATTTGATTATACTATTAATGAAATTATAAATTCTTATAAAGCTATTAGTGGGCTAGAAAGTGTTGGTATGAAATTGGGATTAACAAAAGAATTTAAAGTTGGTACTTGGACTGTTCCCAGAGAAAAATTAGGTTCTGACTATAGATACATAAACTTTGGATTAGCAATTAGAATTTTAAATGCAAATAATGGATTAAACACATACAAAATTGGTGATAAAGAAGTAAAAGTAAGAATATATCCAAAAGCATTTATTGGAGCATTTCCAAAAATATTTTCAACAAACCCAGCTAAATTAGTAATACCGGGAAAAATACCTGATTTCTTTTCATATTATTTAAATGATAGTGAAACCCCAATTGATTCCATAATAAACAGCGAATTTGATGCATCAATTGGAGCATATTCATTTGTACAATACAAACCTCTACCTGGTCCTGATGCAACTGGTGTAACCCCAAGCTATAAAAACTATGGAGGATTTTTTGAAAAAGACGGATACTATGGTGATATTGAAAACCTTTATGTTAATTTTGATGTATTTTGTAAAGCTATAAAAAATTCAGCAAACAAATCAATGAAAGATGTATTGTTGGATTTGTTGAATGAAATGTCAGATGCTGTAAATTCCTTTTGGAATTTTCAATTAGTTGAGCAGATTGATGAAGCTGGAGATGTTCAAATTGCAATTATAGATGAAAACTGGTGTGGATATTGCGCAATACCAAAATCTCAAATCCAACTATTTAGACATGCTGGTGAATTATCTACGTTTTTAGAAGCAAATTTGCAAATCGATATACCATCGGAAATGACTAATCAAATAATTTTAAAAAGAGAAAATTATACATCAAATCCAAATTCACAAGGATTAGACATGGGTGGAATTTTCACAAATAAAAAAGATTTATTTTTTACTGGAATTGGGTATAGTGATAATTCAAAACTCAGTAAAACTGGTGGGGGTTCAACATTAGCCGATTTAAAAAAGGATTTACAAACCGAAAAACAAAAAAAGGCTGATTGGCAAAAACGATTAGTAAAAAATAAAAGTAGATTTGCAAGACTTGCTGGTTATTTAGCAGCTACCGGTGGAGCAACAGCAACAGAATATTTTGACGCAACAACAAACGAACTAGTATATACTGAAGTGATATCAACTAGTGGATTGACCCCAAGCTCTGAAAAAGGTTCTTCTAATGCACAAGGTGTTACTTGGGATGCATTACTTGCGGAAATAAAAAGATTAGAAGAAGCTGTAGAAGAAACGGCAACCACAACATTAACTAATAATATAAATAAAATTGATATAATAGCAAACCCAGCAATAACATCAATGACTACGACTTATCCACAAGCTGCATTTGAAGATTCAGCCAATGCATATAAAAAATTAAGAGATGGTTTTAGAATATATTGTTGTACTGATACTCAAATATTTGATATTTTAAAAAATAATGCATTTGAATCCTATATGGGGGCTGGTGCTACTGTTGGTAAAACTTCAATATTATTACCAATAAAATATACTTTTAAAATATTCGGTAAGAGTGGGATTCGTCGTGGTGATATATTTAATGTAGTTGGAATACC